AACACGGATGGACGGGCGTTTTCAAACTGAAAGAGGAACACAATGGACAACACGGGAGCATGGGACGAACTCGGAGCAACCCCAACAGCATCGCAAGCATTGTCCGTGATCTCGTCGCCGAAGCCTACGCCGACGAGGCGGAAAGTCCCTCCGAAAGTGACGGAAATAATCGCGGGCCTTGGGCTGAGATTTCCCGTCGCGCAATCCAGTGACGCTGACAGCCACCGCGCACGGCTCAAACTGCTTGCCGAAGACGTATCAGACATTCCCGTCAAGCTGCTTGAACCTGCTTGCCGCAAGCTAGGGCAACGGTCGAAGTTTCTGCCGACCGCATCTGAGATCATCGAAGCAGCCCGCGAGGAAATGGACGAACAACCGGCCTCGTTTGGTGACAGGGCAGAGCGCAACCAGGCGCGGCTACGCGAGCGCAACGAAATGCTCGCAGCACAGAACGCACCGATGCGCTGGCACGCTGACGGCGGCGGCCCGTGGGAACTGCGGGAGTATCGCGCATGAGCCTCGCCACCATCATAGCGTTCGCAGTCGGCTACGGCTTGAACGAGGCGCGTCATTCAGCTAAACTGCCCCTCATGGGTAACATGACATTCGCCAAGTCTGCCGCGCTCTGGCTCGCAATCTTCGCGGGGCTTTGCGCGTTCGCGGCGGGGCTGCAATGGCTGGTAGAGGCGGGGGCGCTGTGATGGACGAACAAGCAATCCGTTCCGCGTGCCTCAAATGGGCTATCGAAACAATGGGTGTGGGCTGTATGGAAGAGGATTATATCCGCGCCGCACGCATGTTTGAGGCTTATGTCATGCTTGGCGACGTGCCGCAGTTAGAACCGCGCAAATACGGCGACGACTGCGGAATTGCCGTAATGGGGACGCAGGACGCATAATGCCCGCCCACTCCAAACGCACCCCTGAAATGGTAGAAGCTATCCTAGAGGGAATGAGCAAAGGGCAGACACTCACTAGCCTGTGCCGCTCATGGGATTTGCACCCGACAACATGGAATGATTGGTGTGCTGCTGACGAAGGGCTAGGCATCGCGCACGCGCACGCGAGAGACGCGGGCTATGACGCGATTGCATCGGCATTGCGCGAGACTGCGCGCGGCACTGGCGAAAGTACGCAGGACGTGCAGCGGGACAAGTTGATTATCGAGACTGACTTGAAGCTGCTCGCCAAGTGGGATCCGAAACGCTACGGCGACAAGACGGAAACTGTCGCTACAGTGCGGCATGAACTTGTGCAGATTACGCCGGATGAAGCTAACTTGTAGCCGTTACGGTTCAGAATATGCCCGGAATTGCGGGTCTAGACAGCTTAGGGCCTAAAACGCATGGTTAAATCCGGTTAAAATGGCGTTTGCGCTCACTCCCAAGCAAATCGAAGCGCAAAGCGTTCTAGCTGGTGGCGCTACCAATGTCCTGCTGATAGGCGGCTCTCGGTCGGGTAAGACGTTCCTGATTATGCGAGCGCTGGTCATTCGCGCCTTGAAGGCGAAAGGCTCGCGGCATGTGGTGTTCCGCTATCGGTTTAACGCGGTCAAGTCGTCGGTGTGGCTCGATACGTTTCCGAAGGTCATGCAAGTGGCGTTCCCCGGCGTGGCGTATAGCCTGAACAAGACGGATTTCTTCGCCACGTTTGAGAATGGCAGCGAGATATGGTTCGGCGGGCTAGACGATAAGGAACGCGCCGAAAAGGTGCTCGGCATGGAGTTCGCCACAATCTACCTGAACGAGGCGTCTCAAATCCCACTGGCATCGCGCAACATCGCTATGACGCGGCTGGCGCAGCAAGTTGACACACAGATTGCCGGCGGTGCTAGTGGCTCGCTCAAGCCGCGCTGCTACGTCGATTGCAATCCTCCGAACAAGGCGCATTGGCTCTACAAGCTGTTCGTGCAAAAGATTGACCCTGACACAAAGCGCGACGTGTCTAACCCCCAGGACTACGCATGGACGCGCATCAATCCGCATGACAACGCGGCGAACATTGCCGACGGGTATCTCGACACGCTGGCGGCGATGTCTCCAAGGCTACGGAAGCGGTTCCTTGACGGTGAGTTCGCGGACGCTACGCCTGGCGCTCTGTTCACCGATGAGTGCATCGAAACTTGGCGCGTGGTTGACGGTGTGGTGCCGCAAACCGTTCGTGTCGTGGTTGCGGTCGATCCTAGCGGGGCCGATGACGCGGACAATGCGGACAATGACGCAATTGGTATTGTGGTCGTCGGGCTTGGCATAGACGGCAATGCCTATGTGCTAGAGGATTGCACGGTGAAGGCTGGCCCGTTGACGTGGGGGCGGATTGCGACAACGGCTTTCGACCGGCACCAAGCTGACGTGATCGTCGGTGAGGGCAATTACGGCGGGGCGATGGTGCGCCAGACAATCCAGACAGCGCGGCCTCGCACGCCATACAAGCAGGTTACAGCGACGCGCGGCAAGCATGTGCGGGCTGAACCTATCTCGGCGCTGTATGAGGCGGGTAAGGTGCGACACGTCGGGCAATTCAGTGACCTAGAGGATGAGTTGACGGCGTTCTCGACTGTGGGGTTCACGGGCAATGGCTCGCCTAACCGTGCCGACGCGCTGATCTGGGCGCTTGCTGAGTTGTTTCCCGCGATGGTGCAGCCGCGTGTGGAGCGTGCCGCGCCTATCGTGGTGCCAAGCATCGCGGCGGCTTGGAATAGGTGACGTTGCGCGCGGGCGCGGTTCATGTTACACCGCGAACATTACAGCGCGGGTGTTAGAATGAGCGACAAGCTAAAGGCAATTCACGCGGCGGCGCTACAGGCGTTTGATGCGGCTTGCGAGCCGACCGTTGCAGACCGTGGCTTCAACCTCCGTGATAGGCGCTTTGTCGGCATTGCTGGCGCGCAGTATGAAGATCAATTCGGCGAGCAATTCGTCAACACGCCGCGCATTGAGATTGATAAAACGTCGCTCGGGCTTGAGAAAATCATGCGCGACTATCAGGCTAACCGCGTGACGGTTGACTATCGCCCGGTCGGTGATGCTTCGAGCGAAGAGACTGCGGATATGCTTGACGGCCTGTTTCGGGCTGACTTGTATCGCAGCAAGGGTCAACAGGCTTTCGACAACGCGTTTTATGAGGGCACGGCTGGCGGCATTGGTGCCTGGCGATTGGTTGACGTTCTCGAAGATGAACTAGACCCTGAGAATGACCATAAGCGTATCGACTTTGTGCAGATTGCCGATGCTGACCAGTCGGTATGGTTCGACGCCAACTCCAAGCTTTACGACAAGTCCGACGCGCTATGTGCGTGGGTGATTACCGCGATGACGCGCGACGCCTTCAACGCCGAATATGGGGCTGACAAGGCGACGGACTGGCCGGATGATGTCATTAAACCGTTCTATGATTGGTTTACGCCTGATGTGGTGCGGGTTGCTGAATACTACGCTGTCGAGATTGTGCCTGATACGATTTGGACATGCACCAATCCATTGACGGGCAAGTCGTTGCGTATCAGCGGCGATGACGGCGCGGAAGAAGTCGCCGAGCTTAAAAAGGACGGGTGGAAAGCGTCGAAGCCGCGCAAGGTGAAGCGTCGTCGCGTGCATAAATACATTCTGAACGGCTGCGAGGTGCTAGAGGATTGCGGCTATATCGCGGGCGATTGCATCCCCATTGTGATTTACTACGGCAAGCGCATGTTCATTGACAATATGGAGCGCGCTTCGGGTTACGTGCGAAAGATGGTCGATCCGGCGCGGGTGTTGAACGCTCAGATTTCGCAGCTTGTCGAGATTGCGGCGGCTTCTCCGTTCGAGCGTCCGATTGTGACGCCAGCGCAGATTGCGGGGCATACTGAGGCATGGGCCGAGGCGAACATCAAGCGCGCGCCGTTCGCGTTGCTCAATCCGGTGGTGGATGCGAACGGCAACGAGGTTCCTAGTGGGCCGATTGGCATGGTGACGCCGCCGCAAGTGCCGCCCGTGGTGGCAACGCTGGTGCAAGCCATGTCGGGCTTCATGGATGAAATGGGCGGCGCTGCGGATAGCGCGAACGAAACCAAGTCGAACGTGTCGGCGCAAGCTATGGAAATTGCGGCGCAGCGGACTGACGCTGCAAGCTATTCGTTTATGGATAATTTCCGCCAGTCAATGCAGCGGTGCGGTGAGATTTACGCGAGCAAGGCGTGCGAGATTTACGTCGAAGATGGCCGCGTTGTCGAAACGTTGGGCGATGACGGCGAGCGCGGCGAAGTCGAGCTAGGGCAGGATATTGTCGATGAAAGCGGGCGGTTTCGCGTCATCAATGACCTGTCGCGCGGCAAGTATATGGTGATTTCCGACGTGACGGAGCAGACTGCAACACGGCGCGACAAGACGGCGCGCACGATGCTGAACGTCGCGGCTGCGGCTGGTAGCGCGGGTGACACGGCTATGGCGCAAGCGGCGATTATCACGGCGGTGGCGAATATGGACGGTGAGGGCCTGACTGAGTTCAAGGACTGGAACCGTGGGCGCGCGCTGTCTATGGGGCTTGCCAAGCCGACGGACGAAGAGAAGCAGAAAGCGGCGCAAGCGTCCGAACAGAAACAGCCTGGCCCCGAAGAATTGCTGGCGCAAGCCGTCGCTGCAGAGAAGCAGGCAAGCGCCATGCTCAAGCAAGCGCAAGCAGCTACCGAACAATCGCGCGCTGGCGAGGTGCAGAGCAAGACTATGCTCAATGTCGCACAAGCTGAGGCTGCGGCCAAGGGCGACATTACGCCCAATGCTGACCCGATCGACCAAGTTGCCAAGGTCGCGGGCATTGCCGAGACTGAGGCGCGCACGGCATTGCTACGGGCTGACGCGCACAAGAAACACTTTGACGCTGCCAGCACGGTTGCGGCGCTAGGGCCTGCGCATCCGACCATGCGGGACAAAGCGCCCAAGCCTGGCGATGTCGAGGAAGGCCATGTGTATCTTGGCGGCGATCCCGGCAACGCAGCATCATGGCAGCCGGTGCAGTAGTGGCGCATCCTGCGGATAAATACGCGAACGCAACGCAACCGTGGATGCGGTATCAGCCGCGCGTTGACACGTTGACCGCATACAAGCCGACAATGACGCAACGCATCCCCGACATGGTTAAGGACGGGCTTCGTGCGCTCGGGCTAAACAAGTTCGCAGCTAATGCGTTTGGTTCACCGATTGCTGACGTGTTGGGCTATTCGCCTGTTGGTGCTGTAGCGCAGTCATGGGACGCGGGGCAGGCTGCGGCACGCGCACCGGGCATGTTCGGCAAGGCTGGCGCGCTCGGCGGCGGCATGGCGTTGGCTGCGCTTGGTGCTGTGCCGGGTGGCAAGGCGTTGGCGCGCAAGGGTGAGGCGCTCGCAATGGACGAGGCTTCGCGTATGGCGCGGGCTGCGGAGCAGGGTTTCACGGTTGACGCCTATCACGGCACCGAAGCGCCCGACTTTCAGCAATTCCTCCCAGAGTTTTCAGATACAGCGCGCAAGACGGGGACGCCGCACGGCGCGTTTGTGTTCTCGGATAGCCCGCACAACGCAAGCGGGTACGCGGGAAAGCCTAGCGGGCTTGGCTATGACATCGCCAATTTCGACAACGGCGGGCGCGTAATCCCCGCCAAAATCGCGCTAGGCCGCACCATGAAGGTGAACGCCAAGGGCGATAATTGGCGCGACATTTACCACAAGGGCGAATCCTACGACATCAACGAACTGGCGCAAATAGCGCAGGCCAAGGGCTACGACAGCCTGACCGTCAAGAACGTGGTGGATTCCAACGGCTACACGAAAAAGCCGCAGACAACACATTTCGTTTTCAACCCCGCCAACATTCGCAGCAAGTTCGCAGCCTTCGACCCCGCCAAGCGTGGGAGCGCGAACCTGTTAGCAGGGCTTGGCCTCGGTGGCTTGGGTTATGGGATGGTATCGGGAAGTTCAACAGATTGGGGCGACCCTACGCAATACTAACGCAACCCGGCTGCGCTTTGACCGGAGGGACTAAACTATGATTGACGGCGAAAACGACATTGCACTTGCCGACGATGACGCGCCGCTGGTGCTGACTGACGAAATACCCGACGACTTGCCCGCTGCTGTTGCGACCGATGACGCGCCCGATGATGCCGATGACGACGGCGGCGAGATTGAGATTAGCTTTGACGGCGAAGAGCCTATCATTGCAGCGGCCAAGCCTGCCGACAACTCGTTAATCCGAGATTTCCGCAAGCAGCGCCGCGCCGATGCTGCCGAGATTGCGCGGTTGAAGGCTCTGGTCGAGGTCGCGCCGGTTGCTGCCAGTGTCGAGCTTGGGCCGGTGCCGACGTTGGAAAGCGTCGATTGGGACGAAAATGCGCTCGCTGCGGCTATTGAGGCTCGGGCAGAGCGCAAGCACGCATTGGAACTGCAACAGGCGGCGCAACAGGAAGCGGCGGCTAAACAGGCTGCGGCTGATGCGGCAGAGGCTGCTGAATACGTCAAGGCACGGTCGGCGCTTGGTGCGCGGGACTATGACGACGCAGAAGCTTCGTTCGTCGAGGCGTTTCCTAATCCGGCGTTTCAGCGGCTGGTGGTGCGCGCGTCTGACAATCCGGCGGCGGTGATCTATGCACTGCACCGCGCGCCTGCCAAGCTTGCGGAATTGGCGGCAATTACGGACGCGGCCAAACTGGCGGCGGCAATCGGCAAAATGGAAGCGAGGCTCAAGGTGGTCAAGAAAAGCGCGGTGCAGCCTGAACGGCGCGTTTCGGGTGCGGCTCCGGTTCGCATGAATGGTGCTGACACACATATGGCGCGGCTTGAAGCTGAAGCCGAACGCACGAACGACCGCTCCAAAATCTACGCATACAAGCGCCAGTTGGCGCGGAAAGCTGCGGCGCGATAGTCTTATTGCGCGTTGCTGCAAATGTTGTTAAAGTAACATAGGTTTCCGCAACGCCTTAGTTTGCGAGGCATAGTCCGAGAGCCGCCCCACGGTGAGGCTTGGACGTTGACGGGTTGGCAATCCTGCCGCCTGTCGCCTCGCAAACGAAAGGGCCTAATTATGGCAAACGATTTCAGCAAAGAAGAGCGGGTCATGTTCGATGACATGCTCGAAAAGTTCGACAACACGCTGGTGGCGTCGCGCGCGGCTTTCCGCGTCAACACCGACCAGGTGATGATGGAGCGCACGAATGACATCGTGTGGTATCCGCAGCCGTATATCATGCCGACCTATTCGGGCAATGATGCTACTACCGCGTTTGCCAAGGACGTGGCGCAGTTGTCGGTTCCGGCGTCGATCAACATGCAGAAGCATGGCGCGTTCACTCTGACGGCGCGCCAGTTGCGTGACCAGCAGCAGGCTTCGCGTATCGGCAACGGCATCATTCAGAAGCTGGCGAACGATATCGATATCGACATTACCAACGGCGTCGGCGCGCTTGGTAGCATCGTCATCAAGCGCACTGTCGCCGCAACTGGCTGGGATGATATCGCGCTCTGCGATAGCGCCATGACTGAACAGGGCGTCGGCAGCGATGACCGTAAGTATCTCGCCAACACGCGCGACTATAACAACATGGCGGGCAACATCGCCAAGCCGCAGACTTCGGCAAACGCTCTGGTTAACAGTGCGTATGAACGCGGTCGGCTTCCCGATGTCGCGGGTTTCGAGACGTTCAAGACCGCCAATTCGTATAGGCAGGCTGCAACGGTCGCTGGCACGTCGCCGGTCATCAACGGCGCAAACCAGTACTATGTGCCGGTCGGCTCCACGCTCACTGTTGGGCGCGGCAACCTGAACGTTGATAACCGTTTCCAGACGCTCAACATCACGCTCGGCGCTGGTGCGGCTTGGGTCGTCGGGACTGCGTTCACGATTGCCGGTGTCAATGCCGTGAACCATATCACCAAGGCTGATACTGGCCAGCTCAAGACGTTCCGCGTTGTTTCGATCACGTCGGGCGGCGGTACGTCTGGTGCGAACGTTGTGGTCATCACGCCGCCGATTATCTCGGGGACTGGTGGCACCGGGCCGGAATTGCAGTACCAGAATGTGACGGCGGCTCCGGCCAATGGCGCGGCTCTGGTGGTGCTCAACACCGTTTCGACTCTGGTCAATCCGTTCTGGCAGGGCGATGCGGTGCAGATTTTCCCCGGTCGCCTCGCGCCGGCTCCGAACTCGGGGCTTGCCGTGATGACAGGCACGACTGACACGGGCTTTGGCCTGATGATGACGCGCCAGGGCGAAATCAACACGCTCACGACGAAATACCGCTTCGATGCGATTTGGGGCACGCTGATTGCGCAGCCCGAAATGGCCGGTATCGAGTTGTTCTCGCAGACTTAAGCGGTTTGGGGCGGGGCTTCGGTTCCGCCCCTTTCGCTTGTCCTCACAAGGGGTTTTTTATGTCTGCACTACAGCCTTTTAATCCTGCCTACGGTAGCACGGTCGCGCTTGTTGGTGCGGCGGGTGAAGTTACCTCCGCGTTCCCGACGCCTGCGCCCGGCGGCTATCCCATGCAGTTGCTGTTGACGAACGAGGGCACTGTGACTTGCTATGTTCGCGTCAATCGCGCGGGTGACACGACTGCTGCAAGCGTTGCCGATTTGCCGGTTCTGGCGAATACGCAAGTTGTTCTTACCGTGGCGCTCAACGAATCGTTCACGGTGCGGCTGGCGGCTGGTGCAACCGGCTCCACGCTGCGAGTGACGCAAGGCGCGGGCTTCTAGGTGGCATACGTCCTGCCAGCCAAAGCGCCGACTGAGGTATCCGATTACGCTATCTCGTTTGAGGCGGTGGCTGGTGGCGCGTCGATCTCGGCGCATAGCTTGGCGGTCGCGGCTCAACCTAACGGCTCGGCTGTCATCGCGTCACAGTCGCTTGCGGGCTATGTCCTGACTGCCTCGTTTAGCGGCGGCGTGGCTGGTATCCCGACGGTGTTTGATTTGTCGGTTACGTTCAGTGACGGGCGCGTCATCGTCAACACGCTAGAGCTCCCCATTGTAGCGCTCGGGTCTGACGGGGTGCCTGCTACGTCCACCAAGCGCCAGATTGTTGACATGGCGTATGAAGAGTGCGCGCTCAACGGCTATGAGTTCGACGTAACGCCAGAGGAATTGCAGAGCGCGCTGCGCCGCCTTGACGGGCTTATGGCAGAGTGGAAGGTGCAGGGCATCGACATTGGCTACAATGCGCCTGCTGCGTTCGGTAGCGGTGATTTGTCCGATTGGTCTGGCGTGCCGGATTGGGCGGCGAACGTGTCCGCGATGTATCTCGCGCTACGGATTGCGCCGCGCATGAACAAGGCGCTGGGTGCTGAGGCTCGGCAAGCGCGTGCGGCTGGCATGGTGGCGCTGCGGGCTAAGACGCAAGTCATCCCTGAAATGGCACTGAAGCGCGGCACGCCATACGGGGCGGGCAACAAGCTTTGGAATCTGTGGTGGCCTTTCGCACTTGGGGAGGCTGCATGACGTTGCATCGCTGGGGCCGTTCGCAAGGTGGCTGGGCTATCAAGGCTGCTGGTGGTGGCGTTGTGGTTCCGTCGCTCCCGACTGTTGACACGGCAAGCCTAGTCGCGCGCTGGCAGGCCGACCATTCGACCGTCACCAAGAGCGGATCGGAAGTTCTGACCGCGACCAATATTGTATCGCCTGGCACGTCTGACCTTGCCCGGCTTGCGGCGGGTCAAGGCGCTATCGAAATGACGGAAACTAACCCGACATCGCCAATGTACGGGCGCAAGTTCTGGCGTTTCGATTCGCGTCAAGCGATGATCTGGACGCTCAACAGCATAACAACAACGAATATGGCGGTTTTTCTTGTGTGCCGCGCGCTTCGGTCTAGCCGGGGCTGGGCACCGTTTTCGATTGGTGCGAGCGGTGCAGGTAACACGAACAGCGCGGTTATCAATATCAGCGTGACAGGTAGCCTTGCGCCGTGGTTGCGTAACTGTGCGGTATCTGTAACATCGGTTGCGACCGGCACCGGAAATGCCGCCAAGCATATGATGGGTTGCCAACCGCAAGTCATCGGGTTGGCGGCTGGGTCTGGTGCGGGTTCGACGCGCTGGTACATGAATAATGATGTTCTTACCGTTGCGGGGCCGGGCAGCACGACATTTTCGGGCGGCGCTCTTGGCATTTACGCGCACTCTCCCGGCGCTGTCGGCAATTGGGCTGAAATGGACGTGTTTGATGCGCTTGTTTACAACTCGCGGCCAAGCAATGCCGTTGCGGACAGCATCGCGGCGGCACTGGTGGCTGGTTATGGCATCCCCGCGATTACCGACAGCATGGTTTTTGAAGGCGATAGCATTACGCAGGGTTTCCCCGGAGACGCCAACCCAGCCTATCAGGTGACGGCTTCGGGCTGCATCACGGGTGGCGGGTGGATGGACATTCCAAGCGGTTATCGCGTGCTGAACGTCGCTCTATCTGGCGACAAAACCAGCAGCCTCTACGACCAACAGATTGCGACGAACAGCGCACACAGTGCCGCCGCGATGATTGGCGGACCGCTGTCGGGGCATAACCGGCTTGTGGTGCAGATTGGTGTGAACGATGCGACCAGCGGAAACTCGTTCAACGGGACTATCGCGGGAACGGTACTCACCGTTAACTCCATGACTGGTACGTCCGGGTCTATCGGTATTGGCGATAAGGTTGTTGGTAGCGGCGTCACGGCGAATACGGTTATCAGTAGTTTCGGTACTGGCACTGGCGGCGTCGGCACATACAACCTCAACAATAGCAGCACGACCGGACCTGTTGCTATGACGGGCGGGCGAACGGCAGATAATATCTACAATACGGCGTCCGGGCCTAACTCGTTCGTCAACCTGATTGCCAGCGCGACCAATGGCTACAAGCTGAATTATGATAAAATCTTTTGGTGTGTGAACATCGCCTTCCCCGGCGGCAACGGCGTGCAGGCGTCAACGATTGAGCCGCTGAGGGCGCTTATCCGCTCGGCACCCAACACTATCAACACGCAATTCCATACTGACACTGGCACGACTGCGGCAAATCTCGACATTATCGACTTGACGCAAATTACCATGCCAACGGCAACGCCTGCCGATAGCAAGGTATTTGATACGGCTGCGGCGGTGCTATTGAACTCGACGGTTGTCGAGCCTGCTACGGCCATTTATCAAGACGATACGCTGCACCCGACCGGCACGTCGAACATTCCGGTTACGGGCAACGAATACATGGTCAAGGGCGGGGTTCCGTTGGGCGGAACTGGCGTTGGCTTGAACTCGGCTTTTCTGTGACGGCAATCCCTATCCTAGTCGGCGCATACGCCACCTCAACAGGCGACTTTGTGCAGTCCATGCCGGTGAATAAAGAGCCTGTGGTTATTGGCACGGGGTTGAGCAACGGTTATCTGCGGCCCGCGCAAGGCATCCGCCAAATAGGGCAGGGGCCGGGTGGCGACCGTGGCGGCATCAACTGGAACGACACGTGCTACCGCGTGATGGGTACGCAGCTTTGCACGGTCGATGCGGCTGGTGCGGTGGTGTCGCTCGGCAATGTCGGCACTGGCGGGCCTGTGGCTATGG